CCCTCATTAACAGGTTTGCCCTCTTTTAAGGAGTGCTTTTTCTCATAGTTGGTAATCGCTGTCTGGCTTGCATCGGTTGCCCGGCGGTCAGCTTCAGCATCGATAATGGATTGAAATGAAACCCCCTCTGCGGCTGTTTGCGCTTCTTCATCACTATTTACAGTTTTTGCCAATTTCTCGGCTATCCTGCTTAAAATGGTTGAGCTAACCCCGGCGTAAGCCGCTATTAGCAAGTCCAAGATTTTCTTTTTATACATAAACTAATTATATTATTTCACGTGAAATTACAAAGTGTTCATTATATAATCACATTATAGATCATAGTTGTGAAATAATATATTTAGTTAAATAAATGTTAAGATAAACTATTTTGATTATTTTTATTAAGTTTTATTCAGCAGAACTTCATACATTTGAAATGTGATCACTATATGAACACATTTATTCAGTGAAAAAAAAATTTATGATTCCTGAAATTTATTTCTCAATTGCTGGGTTTGAAGGCGCTATTCCGGTTATAATCAACGCCTCGTTGTCTGAGATTTTGGAGAACAAAGAGGGTTCGGAGGCGTTTAGCACGATTGCGGAAGAGATTGGCAACCCCCAGGTGTTTGAATCGCTTCTGCAGTTTCCAGGAAGGGTACGCCCATGCAGATTGAATCGTGATTCCGAATCACCGGCATACATCATGCGGATCTCTGAATCTCATTATAAAATCTTAACCAAATCACTATGCAACGCACATTTGTCCCTTACAGCCAGTTAGTTGCTTTTTACGCTGAAGAAGAGCTGCGGTTGATAGTAACACTTAAAGACGGCAACAGGTATATCGTTAATGATTTTAACGCCGCTGATTATTTCTGTCTGAATAAAGCGCGTAACAAAGGCAGTCATATTTATCAAAACGTTTTTAAGAATAAGGATTTCAACATCAGAAAAGGGGAGAAGATTGCAACCAAAGATCTTGAAGCGATCATCCAGCAGCATTACAACAGGAAGAATAAGGTTTTCAGATTCAGAGAATCGGAAGGGTGGGGGAATCATTTAGCGAGATAAGTTCTTTAAAATAAATCAGGAGTAAAAGAAGATGCACTGTAATGGGTGGGCATCATGAACAAGCACACAGTTCAACTGATACCCATTGCGGCTCCTGAATAATGGCAGGGTGGCGAAACTGGTAGACGCAAGGTAGGGGGAGCGAATAATGAAAATAGGCTTCGTGCAAACCTTAACGCTCCATTCGTGAAACACGAACAAAACTCATTTGCAGGTTCGATTCCGGCCCCTGCCACAACGCAACGAAGGAGGCTATTGCAGTCGCGAGTAAACAGTATCGGGATGTTATGTGTTCTACCGATACAGCAAGAACGAACACTTACTGACGCCTCCGTATTTTAAGTAACGGAGAAATCCTGACTTTGCCGGAGTTCAAAGCAAACCGGCATTTTAAAATTCATTCAATTGATTCTCCCCGTTACTGAAACATAAGGGGATGGCTACAATGTAACGAAGGATGCTCTTCAGGTTGACACGGAGTAATAGTAGGGTGAATTGTCTGGGCCTAAGCAGTCAACAGTACGACATGACTTTGCCGGTGGGAAAGAAACCGGTACCAGGGAGCATAGCAAAGTTGGTCTATGCGGAGGACTGAAAATCCTTAGATGATGGTTCGATCCCATCTGCTCCCACTACGGTGAAGGCAGGACTTGAAAAATATTATAATATGGAAATGTGGGTAGATATAAAAGGTTATGAAGGGATTTACCAAGTGTCAACCTTCGGAAACGTTAGGTCATTAGGCTCCGTAAGGCTAATTAAAGGAACGCGGCAGTTTTATCCAATGAAATTATTGAAGCAGTGTAGAATTAACTCAGGATACTTGATCGTTTGCATTTGGAAAAATGGAGAGAAGAAAAACGAATTAGTTCATAGAATAATGGCTGATAATTTTTTATCAAATAACGATCCGAATAAGAATCAGGTTAATCATAAAAATGGCATTAAGACAGATAACAGATTAGAAAACCTGGAATGGTGTTCGAGGTCGGAAAATTATGCTAAATTAAGAAAAGTCTCATAAGTAATCAGTTTTGGTTGACCCCGGCGTTTCTACGCTGGGGAATTTTTAAAAGTAAAAATTATTATTATGTTACCAGTAAGCTTTGAAGGAGTAAATCACACGTTCGTTAAACCCGATAGCATGTCAGATGATGAGTGTGGCGATCTGCGCGTTTACAGAGGTATTGATCAGAACGGTTATCCGATGATACTATCGGCGTGGCAACCATCTAAGGAGTACCTGGAGGCCCTGAACGCAGGTAGGCCTGTGTTCTTGAACATTTTAGGGCAAGGCATGCCGCCGGTATCGTTATTTACATTAAACGAAAACGGGGAGGCGAATGTATGACCCCAAAACACGTCTATAAAGTCTATTTCCCCAATGCGGTTAATTGCAAGAAAAGCTATTACTTTAGCTCTCTTGCTGCCATTTATACCGTATTTTCGGTTGAGGATATCGGATGCGGGGTTGGGCACTTGTGGAATGTAAAGGTGTCGTCCGGGGTTCCATATGAAGGCAAGAAATGCCGGATAAGCAAAGAGCCGGTTATTAATAAAAAGCAAAAGGTAAAAGCATGAGCCAAGCTCAACCCATATTTTGGTGTAAAACCAACGTGATCGATGAGATCGTTTATAACATGAAAAGGGAGAAAGACATGCCGCCATATAGCCAAAGCGTTTATGAGGAAATGTGTAAGGAGCCAGTATTTGACCCATCCGGTCGATTCCTGGGAAATACGCATAACTATCCGTACTTTGTAGCCTACGATGACGGTAAGACTGCAACTGTTTATGAAAGGGAGTTTAAAAAGCAGTTCGATGGCTATAAAATACCTGATATGGAAATGACACCGGAACGTCAGGAGATCATCGATTCATTCATTAAAAAAGTGCATGGCATATGATAACTCTGCAGTATTTTAATGGCGAGAAATGGCTGAACGTGAGCGTGTGGCGCAATGAAACACTTGCATGGTGGAGCCTGGGCGACGACAACCAAAACTATCGAACAATTGACAAAGACGGAAACACCCTTACTGATAAATCGGTTAAATTAAATGAAACATCGCAATCATGAAACTATTCCTTAATTTCCTAACCTGGTGTTACTGCGATCTACTTAAGAACTGGTACGATTACAGGAGAGCTGTTAAAAGAGCAAGGCAATGAAAATCGACACAACTATAATCGTTACACACGAAGATTTTCCAGGCATTAAATTCGCAAACAGAATAACCGATGACATTCCTAACGAACTAATTTCGGATCTTAAAAACGCGGATCAGGCTTATTTAATAAGATCAGCGATAGCGAAAGCGGTCAGTATCACAGAAAGCCTATTATTCATAAATCTGTCTTGTAAATGATACCAGGAATATCAAAAATAGAAATATCGGCAGACGGCAAAGCATGGAAAGCGATTCCAATAAACAGCATCTCTACCGTTTATTTACCGCCATCTTTCGATGACCTAAAATTCAGGGCAAGAAACAAAAGAGAATATGTTCCTGTGCCTTATTTCCCTTCCTTCACGCCTAGAGAAGTGGTTTTGAGAATAGTAAAGCTATACCGGTTTGTAAATCGTCTTAAAAGAAGATGGCCGAGGATGGTTTAATAAAAATTTTCTTACCTTTGTACCGGACGCGGTTCGCCAAGTCCACCGAAGGCGGGAATGCAAAGCCGGACGCATGAGCCGGATGTTAAGCCGAGCTTTCACGTAGCCACATTTTTGATGTGGCTATTTTTTTATAAAAAGCCGCGAATATCATTGATATACCGGCCGCTATTCAGCCGCTCTTTTCTTATATCAATCGTTTTACCCAGCCGATTTATCAGCTTCACATTACCCAACCGAACACCGTTCCGGCGAACCTGATCTATCCCCTTTTTAAAAGCCCCCAGATCTGCATTTTCGAGCTTCACGACAACGTTACCTCCCTGCATGAATCCTTTGGTCAATTCCTCCCCGATGGTGTTGTAATTGTTCGACACCAGGTACTTGAAATCGACCACCATCCATTTGCCTTTAATCTTAGTGATGGCATCAGCGCTGGAAACAGCATCGTACTCAGGAAGGAAAGCAACGTCAATCCCGGCGTTATTGATGTCTTTCGCCATCCCGGACGTTTGCAACCAGTTGGTGCCTTTTTTGTGCAGCGGGTGAACCTTTGTAAGACCCGATCCTTTCGCACCCAGGTCCGTGAGGGCCACAAACCGGGGATCGTTGAATACCTCTTGGAATAACTTCTGCTGATCTTTCTCGTATTTGATTTTGCGCACCTCATTAATGATAACAGGCGAGAAAGGCTCAAAGGCTACGAACGCTGTCTTTTCAAACTTTTTGATGCCCTTTATAACCGCTCCTTTTATAGCCTGGTCAATGCTATTGCTGCCGAGCAGGCCAACATTATCCCGCAGCCAGTAAGGCTGAGACGCAGCCCTGGTAATGCGATCGGAGTTGGTATTCAGCCAATCCGTAAAGTTCACAGGCAGTCCATTCACTGCATTAACCGAATAACTATCCGGACGCTCACCGGCCAGTATCGCTTCGGTTTCTTTCTGAAACTCTTCCAGCGTTTTAAGGATGGGTATTTTGCGACACCTGCAGAATGGATGCCACCCTGCCCAATGGAATGATTTAGGGTACCTGCCAGCCAGGGTCGCGCACATCGGACAGTGATTTGGGTTATTGGATAATCTGATCTCATACCCAACAACGAAATCCATTTGAGCCCATCGGATATCGTCGGCAGCCCGGTAGGCCATATTCGTCTCGGTAACGGCCAGACGTAAAGCGTTCTTATGCGACGACCGGTAAGCACCTTGCCCCGGATGATAGGCGGCGGCTTTCTTGGATAGCTGCAAATTACCGTGCTGATCCCGGACGCGACGGAACAACTTTTCAGGCTCCTTCAAGTACTTTTTTAGGTCCCGGGCCATATTCTGAGCGGACAAACCGTTACGGATACCGATATCTAGGCCGAGTTCGATCTCTGTCTTAAACTGCTGGGCATACCGCCAGACACGATCAGAGATTGTCAGTCCGTCTGTTTTTCTTTTTAGGAACGCTTCCCTGGCTGGCTCATTGGTGCTGAAATATCGCCTGTATTGCGCTTGCGTGAGCTTACCGACATTGTCTCCAAATACCCGGCGGGAGAGTTCGTTATTTTTATTGTTGGCCAGTGTCCAGGCTGAACGGACGCCATTAACGATTATAACCTCAACGCCGGCCTGCATTTTCTGCATCAGCTTATCGGCTAGCTTCTTTGTAATCGGATAATCGTCAAACGAAAAAACACGATCCGGATGGATCGCGTTCACCTTGGAGCCAATAGCCGCAACTTCTAACGCCAGCTGGTTGAACAACCTGGTTATCTGCCGAGAATATTTTCCTTCGGTCGCAAATATTTCGTCATCGAAGTTGGGCATTATTTGAGAGTTTTTAAAACATCCTTCTCTTTTGATATTTCAATATCGTAATGGTCGCTATCATCGCTCCCGTAGCTTAAATTATACGATACGCCGGACTGTCTAATGTCAACGCCCGTTACAATGCGCTCTTTCTGATCTACGTCTGTGATTAAGTACACTATATCACCAATCCAGTATTTTATTGTCAGTCCGTTAATTACCCTCATTTTTATTCAGTTGGTTGTGTAAAATCGGTCATCTTATCAGCATCTATTCTCTTTTTCTCTTCTTCAAAATCTTTGACCCAATTAAGCCGCCTCATTCCTGTATCAACAGACGCTATCCCGCTGGTAACAGCATTGCTTATATTGGTGATGGTCTGCGATTCGTTGGCAATTTCAAAAGGTGTTATGATGTGTTTTACTCGCAAGGCATCAAACTCTTTTGCGTAAGCAGAGATGGCAGCCTTCAGGAAGGCTTTCATAACATTCACCTCCCGGCTGAAGGTTTCCAGCCATGGGCATTGCTCTTCCAAAACCTTGATATGCGTCTCAACGAACATGTATCGCTTAGCTTCTCCGCTTTCTGCGGTTCCGCTCATTTCTTCACGTGAAAAGTTGGGTATCTGTATATCTGAAAAGAAAGATTTTTCAAGGCCGTCGACGTGATATTTAAGAGACTCAACCGCCTGGTCC